CGAACTTGAGCATACCAATCACGGAGGTTAATCCCACCTTGGGTATTTAATGCTTGAATTCTGGAATCAGAATTAGTATTGTATATCAACAACACCTTCTGTGGGTTAATAGCCATTTACTAGCCCTGTAGACCCCGGCCCCCAACCGCTGATAGATACGGCTTGTCCAGCAGCATTGACATTGACGTTGTAGTGATATACACCACTAACTGGGAACACTTGGGCAATTGGAATCGTGGTAGCGATAGTGTTGTCAGACCTAGTAAACAACACTGCTGAATTGTTTGGGTTTGACGTAGGCGGGTTATAGAAAGTATTTCCACCGCCACCAGAGTTGATAGCAACAGCCGTAGTAAGAAGAACAGCGTTTGATATTGGCTGGTTAACAACATTTAACGCAATTGAAAACCTACCGGAGCCAGACACAACTTGGAACCGCAATCTTTGTGCAAGTTGCGTAACTAGGCCAGATGAAATTTGTGTGTTAACAGTAGTAAAACTAAACGTCAAATACACCAGACCATCATCACCAACAACATTAACTATCATTGGCCCACCGGAAATCAAAGTTCCAGTGAAATTAATTACAGGGCAGATGACAGTCTTGAATACATCTTCCAAAACTTCGGGGGCTAAACTACCGTTGTTTATGAAGTTAGCCATGTTTACTTCTTAATGTTGAACGTAAGCACTTCAGTGCCTGTGCCCGTCTGGGATGTGACCAATGCGTTGACAGATGTTGTACTTGCGGTTGCAATATTGGGGTTGCCAAAAACATAAAAACACTTATTTAAAATACCATCTTTTGCCGCTTGAGATGGCCCCCACCCAGATGTATTAATGGAAAATGTAGATAACGTATTTGTATTTACAAGGGTAGGCGTTGGTATTGGATATGCAAGACCTAAAACACAATCATTGGCATTACCAGTAGTTGCATTAAATGATTGTACAGTTGTACCTGTAGTTGCAACAACAGCCACACTACTTGCTTCATATGGGACAGTAGCATTAGCCCCAGACACTGCCCAAAGTGCAGTAAACGTATACTGTACTGGGTTTCCGACAGGGGCAGTAGTAATAGTTGGGGATATTACTGCTGCAGTTACATTGCAAACATAAATAAACCAAGTTGCATTTGCAGATGTTATGGTCGCAATTTGAACAAAATTACTGATTCCAGTTGATTGCCCATTAACCCCCACGCCTTGATTAGCATCATCAGAATATGCTAAAAATACTTTATTGCCAGAAACAAAATTGTTTGCAAAAGTAAAGCTCATTCCAAAACCTAATGAGTCCCCACCAGACGCTGTTTGAGCATCTACTTGTTTTTCTATAATAGTCATTGGCACAACGCCAGCGGCACCCGCAACTTTAGTCAAGTGCGGCATGGAGAAACCAAGGCCGAAGGACATTAGAAAATCCTGACCATGCTAGTTGCAGTACTAGCGGTGTTAACACCAATGACACGAACGGGGACAACTGCACCGGCAGGTACTGCCACAAATACAACGGTAGTCCCTTGGGAAGTAACTACGCTAACGTCGCCCGTACCGCCGACATAAATAACTGACGGGGCAAAACGAGTGGTGTTGCTGGTTGTAACTGCCGCTGCGTCACCCGGAAATTGTGGGAACGTGGGACTTGGATTGGTAATTGCCATAATTTATCTCCTATGAAATGGGGGCCGAAGCCCCCGAGACTAATTAAGCAGTAAGGGCAGTTGGAGCAATCGCGCCGTCTGAACCACGCACAGCATAAGCAATAACCAATTTACCACTACCCGTTGTCACCGTAGTGCCGCTTACTGTGTAGGTAATAATGGCGTCAGTAAAACCCACATTGGTCAACGAAGCAAGATCAGCCACAGTCGTGGTGCCAACCATAGTAACAATACCGCCCGTACCAGAAGTTGGGGTAATTGTGCCAATAGTGACAGAGCCGTTCTTAATGGTGATGACTGGGCTTGTGCCGTTAAACACAACGCCGTCAATAGCCAATTGCACCGAGGTGATAAATGAACCTGCAGGCAAAACAGCCAACGTGGTAGCCGCGGTTTCTGCAAAGGTTGCGGTTTTAAATTGGGTAACGATGGTCGCGCCAATATTACGCATCGTGCCAGCAGTGGTGCCGGTGGTATCTTTAACCGTGCCGAGCAGCCAAGGGCCAAGGTGAGTAGCAAATCCCATGATATATCCTCAGGTTGGGCTTGCTGTCTTGAGGGGAGTCTGCCAAGTCAGTCAACAAGCCAAGTAATCTTGGTATGGTAGTTGTACCACGTTTATTTTAAAAATGCAAGCGCATCGTCGTCATTCGGGGGAATGTTAGATTTTGCTGCGTTTTCGGCTTGCGTAATTACCCGCAAGTTCCAAGGCACGTGAAGCCCGCACACAAAATTGGAACGAAGCGGCCAAATATGGTCAACAACATACTTCTCCCCCGTGGTCTTGGACATGGTGATGGCGATTTGGTACATGGATCGCATTTCTGTCTTTTGGCGGCGCGTCAACCAAGGGGGTGTGGCTAAACGGTGTTTTCGGCGGCGAGTCTTAGTATCTGCACGAACCCACAAGACGTTTCTTTCTTTCCACGCTTTTTGGTATTCTTTTTTTACATGGGATGGGCGAGTTCGCGCTGCATCAATTACCGCTTCCCTGTTAGCAGCGTAATACCGTTGCTTGGCTTCTTGCCCTGCTTCAGACTTGTTGTACTGTTGAAAATACTCCGCACGGGTTATATTGCTTTTTTGCCATTCAACTTTGATGCACTCGATACATGCACCTTTTGTTTTTCTGGGGGCAACGTGTCCATGCTTGCATGGCTCGCCTGTGAAATAGTGGGTGGCCCCAAGTGCTTGGGCTTCTTTTCTTGTTTTTGGTAGCGTGTCTTGGCTCATTTATGCTCCTTTGAGACTTAGATACAGGTAACGCCCTGTACTATAGCGGAAGGAGCGATAAAGTCAACGGGCAAAGAAAAAGCCACCCGGAGGTGGCTCTAAATCTCGCTAAGTGCTTGATTTATAAGGGTTTATCAGGTCGAACCGGGCGAACCGAAGATGCCGAGCGGGTCGCTCACACCAAACGAATAACGCTCGCGGGCTTTGTAACGGGTGTTCCCCGTATCAAAGTCTCCATCCATTGACGTGCTCATTGGCGTCCGCACAAAGTGCTTCAGACCGTTAGGCACATCAGTCTTCAAGAACCAACCGTTGGTGTCGGTCAAGAAGTGGTTGACGGTGTAACCCTGTGGGATCGAACCGTTGTTCTTCAGCGCGTTAATATCGTTATCGGTCGTGCCAACACGCAACGACGTTTCCAACAAACGAGTAGCAACGAACATCAGCGACGGTGGAACGATCAACTTCTGTGGCTTTGCAGCGATAAGCAGACCGCGCTCATCCGTCCAAGCGGCGATCTGAATGACGGCGGCTTCCAACGAAGTCTCGTTCAAGTCAGCGCCAATGGCAGGGCGATTGCTATTGCTACCACCAGAAACCAATGGGTGGGCCGTGCTGAACAAAGATTGACCATCGCCGTAGGTGAAACCTGCGCTAAAGCCGTTGTTCAGAATGGCAGCAGCCTTGACTTGCTTGGTATAAGCCATACCACGGGCCAAAGCCTTGGTATAACGAGCCGAGAGGCTGTCATACAGGTTATCTTCAATCGCTTCTTCAGTGATCGAGAAACCGTAAGCAATGGTTTCGTGGTTGTAGCGAGCAGTCCAAGCCTCTTGGGCGTTGTCATACTGAATGGCCTGACCTTCGTTCTTGACAGGTGCAGCAGAGAAACCGGACAACTTGGTTTCTTCTTCAAACGAACGCTCGGAAGTCTCTTGATCGTAGATTTCCTTGTGTTCTTCGCCGTATTTTGCATACTCCAGACCAAACAAAGCGTTCAAGCCGGGGAGCAGTTCTTTAAGTAGTTGTGCGCGTGAAATAGCCATTTTTAGTGCTCCTTAAACGGCGGTGGCAGTGTAATACGAATGATTGGCGAAGTTAATTTTCACCAACATTTCGGAATACTGCGTAAAGATAATCGTCGAGCCCGTAGGGATCGTCGTAGCGGTGTTGCCCAGCGAACTAGCTAATGCATTGATCGTAATGGACGTAGTACCGGCAGAGACTGCAGTAGTCACAAACGAACCCGTGCGAACGATCTGACCAGTAGGCGACGCACCACCAGCAATGTACGCAACATCAGTACCAGCAAGAATCGACGAAGGCAAACCAGTACCCGTCAAGGTAATCGTCGTCGAGGACGAAGAACCCGTTGCTGAAACAGGTACAGACGTTTCTGGAACCATACCAACCACACGCATTGGGAACGCGGGGGTAGTCAAGGTAGCCGAGTACAACAAGGCGTTGCGGGAAACACCATTGCCAGACAGAGCAACACCAGTGTTGTCAATCATCGAATAGTTCTGCCCAATCATGGCATAACTACCAGATGCCACTACCGTGGTAGCCGAGCACACAACAGCCTTGAAGATCGTATCAGGATCGTCACTCACAATAGCGACTGCATCACCAGCCAACGTACCACCCGGCCAATAGGTCGAGAAAATCTTTTGGTTTGTAATCGGGCTGGTATACGAGCAACCAAGGAACACACCAACCATACCAGCAGCGGTGCCGTCAGTCGTAACTGCTTGACGCATTGCATTACCACGAACAACTTTTACAAAGTCCCCGGCAAAAATGCTCACGGACGAACCGTATTGAATAGGAATTTCACGGGTAGAACCCGCAAACACCTGACCGCCGATCAGATTGACCGGCTTTAGCCCGTATGGGCCGTCGATAACAGGATAAGCCATATTTAACTCCTAGGATTTAAGAACCGCGCCCAAACGATACTTCCGAACGACGCTCTTTAAACAGAGGCATACGGGGATCGCTATCGCGCATGAGATTATTATCAACTGAACTCATTTGACCGTCAGCCTGTTGCTTAAAGTATGCGTCACGCTGTTCGATGAATTCAATTGGGGTTTTGCAAAGGATCAAGCCACCAATCTCAATACTGTCTGGGTAACGGTTCTTGCCGCTACTCATCAATTGGATTTCGGGGTGATCGGAAGCCTTGACGGGCTCCCAGCCTTCGCGTAGTTTCGAGGAAACATTCATGGGGTCGTCAGTACCCAACGTGCTAACACGAATCCAGCGGAACCCATACCCAGCCTCTGGATTTGGATTAGGGAGCAACTGGGGGGGCATCCATTTCTTAGGACGCTCCACTTTGTCACGGGATTCGATTTCACGGGGTGTGCGGTTATCAGCCATTATTCTTCCTTGATTGTTCAGCAACCTGCTTGGCGTACAGTTCCAGAGGAACATTCAGCCGCTTGGCGATATTTACTTGAGATTGGGTCAGCACGATCTTTTTAGGCGCGGTGCTGCGTTTTGCAGAGGCAACAACAGTTGACTTCTTCTTTTCCAAGGGATACGCGCTAGGAAAAGTATCTCGCATTTCCGAGTTAATTCGCTCGTAATACTCGTCACTTGTTGGATTCACTCCACTATCTACAAGGTCTTGATGTACCGTAAGGGCAACTGCCGTCATCTTTTTGTCGTTACCAAACCACGGATTGGATTCTTGCCATGCCCGTGCTTTGTTATCAACTTTAACTTCCGGTTGCTGCCGTTGTTGTGGTTGTACCACAGTTTCTGGCGTTTGTGCAACAGGTTTATAACTATCAACCTGATTATCTCGAATCTTGGCTGAAGTAAGTGCTTCTTGTGCTGCTACGAGGGCTTCCGAATCACCTGCTTCATATGCGGCTTTGTACTGCCTTTTAGCGTCTTCAATCTCGTTGCCAATAACTTTCTTGGCCTGTTGAAGCAGTGCAGCATGACCTTCACCCAAATTACTTTGAAGCCGCTTGTTTTCTTCTAGGATTCTTTGGGCGAGGGTAATTGCTTCTTCTTTTTCACGAATAGCCGATTCTTTTGCTCGGCGTTCATCGTGGTATCCCTTGCTGAAGTGCTGGATGCGCTTCTTTACCCCTTCACCGTATTGCTCAAGTTCCTCGTCGGTAACTTCAGCAGGGGGTTCTTTCATGGGCGCACGGCCCTTATCTTCTGCGGGCGTGTCATCTACGATTTCAATTTCAACCTCGTCACCCTCGTTTACGGCAGAGGGGTTCTGGGTTTCATCTTCGTCTGGGAATTTGTATTCGCTCATGGTTGTTCCTTAAACGCGACTCACGCCGCGAGGGTCTTCCACTGTGCCTTCGACGGAATCATCATTGATGAGCCGCATTTCTTGGCCGTGAATCTTTACTCGGGTGCCGGTATTAGGACGAACAAGAACAAAGTCACCAACCTTGCAACTTGGGCCGCTTGGGAAACGTGATTTATCTGCATAAGCATCTGGGCCAATCTTGACCACAAACAGTACGGGGGACATAACTTCTTCAAAATGAACGGTCTGTCCCGACTTCACAATGCCGCTCTCGTATGCATCCTCGATCTCTGGAAGGGCGCACAGAATGTGGTACGTTGCCGGTTCAGGCAATTGCTTCGCTTTTTGATCTGCCAAGGTTGGCAAGATGGTCGGCTCGGCGTGTTCGCTAGCGGCAATAAACAACTTACTCATCATCACTTTTCTCCAATTTACGCAGTAGGTCAGTTACAGTTTGGTGTGCAAGAGATAACCCACGAATCTCCCCACACATACTCCGATACTCGGAATATTCTTTTGCGCTGCCTTCGATCAATGCTTTCGCAATGTATTCCCGGCGTTCTTCTATCTCTTTTAAGATAATCTCAAAATACTTGTTCATGGCCTGTTACCTTGTGGTTTGTTTTGGGCGGTAAAGGTTGTTTTAAGCGCGTCTGCTTGCATCTTCTTATCTGATTGGCGCTCTTGAACTTGCAATCGTGCGGCTTCTTTTTGAGCATCAAGTTCCATGCGTTTTTGTTCAAGTTGCAGTTTTGCTTGGGCAATCTGAAAATTACGCTGGTCATCTGCGGACTTGCGTTGAACATCCTGTGCTTGAATTTGAATGGCTTGTTGCTGCAACTGAATATTCGGGTCTTGGGCTTGTTGCTGCGCTTGCGCTTGCTGGGCTTGTTGCTGGTTAATACCCTTCAACTGCTGGGCGGCTTGTGCAATAACCCGCGACAACTGCGCTTCAACATCAGGTGGCAAATCAGCGTCAGGGGCTGGCAGCGGCACACCAAGTTGTTCTTCGACTTTGCTACGGTACGAAAACGCCAAATGCTCGGCAACGTGAGCCATGATCGCCCCCTGTATTTGCTGGGCCATCGGGTTTTGCCCAATCATTTGCATGATTGATGGGTCTTGGATCATCGCCATGTGGGTAGCAATATGGGCGTCTTGATCTTGGAAAATAAACGCCTTGGCTGGCTTACCAGTCAGGAACCCCATGTTCTCGCTGATCGGATCGCGGGGTTTTTGTTCGTCAGTATCAGGAATCAAATCATCGACGTTCCTGATACCCAAAACTTCCAACATCTGCCGGTGCAAGTTAGGCAGGTTATAAATCTGCGGCGCACCTTGGGCCAACTGGATAGCCGCTTGGTACTGCATGATCCGCTGGGCCATCGTTGCGGCGTTAGGGTCGCTGACAGGAATAACCTCTACAAGATCGTAGTCAGATTGCTTTGCTGCGCGGCTAGCCTTGTTTGGATCGTAGGAATAACTCGTTGGGGCAAAGTCACGAATGATCGCCTTGAGAAGTTTAAACTCCATACGCAACGAGGCATGAACCCGAGCCTGTACCGCGCTCATGGTCTTCAGAGTCCGCTCAAGCAGGGCCAGCGTAGTGCCCACAGGTGCATTAGCGCTCATGTCGCTGATGTTCATATCAGAGATAGCGCCCAGCCTACGGCCCTCCTCAGTGATCTGGTTCAACAAGGCAAGCAACGTCTGGCTCGGCTCCTTGTATGGGAGGGGCATGATGTTGTCGCGCACGGTACCTGACGGCACATCCACATCTCGAAACTCACCCGGAGCGATGGGCGTATCGTCACCCTTGATCCGCAGCCCTCGGCTTTTCAAGCCACCCGGTAGGTTAGACAGCGAGCCAGCGTCAACCAACTGGCGAATCAGGCTAGTACCTGCACGGGCATAACCACCGATCAGGTGGATCAACCCCAAGCCATACGCGCCAAACCCCGGGATATATGTGTACTGCACGAAGTGCTGGCGTTTCAGCCGGTGCTCATCATCCTCATCCCAGTTACGGCGAATGGCGAGAATCTCCTGCGTACCGCGCTCAAGCGTAATCACATACGGCAGTGCGATCCCGTCCTCATCCTCAAACCCCGGGAGGTCGTAGTCAACGTGAATCTCAAGCAACTGATAACGATCATCGTCGGTCAGGCTATATCCTTGTTCTTCTGCTTTTTTCTTTTCCACATCTGTAAAAATGTGTACCGGATCACCCAAGTCCACATCCCGATAGAAACCAGCAACCTGCAACTTCTTGACTTCATTTTTTGTTTTACGCATCACATGCGTAACCCGCTCGGCGTTGTAAATGTTTGATGCGCCATACGGCATCACCATGTCTTCAGCGGGCAAGAAGATAGCCACTTGCCGCCCCATTGCCGGGTCAAAATAAACTTTCTTGAACGCGGCACCAGTCAACCCCAACGAATACAACATGCGTTCATGCTCGGGGCGATACTCAATCATCTCCTCGGTCAACTTGAAGTTCATGTCATCACAAACTCGGGCCGCTGCGTCGTCCTTGTTCTTGTCTGATGCACCGATAATCTGGGCTTTTACTGGGCCTTGTGCGGGGAAAGTCTCGGTAATCATCTCGGCTTGGAACCGGATTGCTGCTTCGGTGAGGAGGGTTGAGTAAACACCACAAGCACCAGCCCAAGGTTCGGTACGTTCCTCGTACTTCATCCCCAGTACTTCGAGCCCCTTGACAAACGAGTCCACCCAATCTTTGCGGGAATTGACATCAGCATCCACAAGATCAAGCAAATCAGATGAAATACTCTGCAAAGCAGAATCATCCATGTAATCGGCCAGATTCTCATCAAAACTCTCGCCTTCGGTATTATCACCCGGCTCAATATCAATCTCCAGCCCATCAATACCCACGTGCATAGATTTCGGGTCTTCAACTTCAATCTCGATATTATGCTGGTTGGCATTGTCCGCATTATTTTGGTCTAGGTTTTGGGTAAGTGCTTTGTCGATCATATATGTCCTTGTTTATCTTTAGTAATATCCGGCCCTGCGGGTACTTTTAAATAACCGGGGTTCATCTTTCTCGTCGGTCGGCAGTTTTATGAACCCACCTTGTCGGAACCGCATCAGGGCCATTACTGTGGAGTCAACCAAGTCATCGTTAGGCATGAACGGAAATCCCGCTACTTCTTCCACAACTTCTTCTGCCCAACGTGTTTGTGGCACCCATACCAACCCGGACTGCACAATATCTGTTACTGCGTTCAACCGTGCTAGTTTATCCCCTGACCCACGGTGTGGCGTATATTCTTGCACAGGCAACCCCATGCGGCGCATCTCTTGGTACAGCGCAGCGCCGTTTGACTTCTTCTCAACGATGAACGAGTCAGGTTCCCAGTACTTATATTCTTCCAGCGCCAGCCGCTTTAACTCCGGGAACTCCACCCGTTTCTTTATCGAGTTAAGCAAGATGATGCAATGGCAATCAGCCTCGTCGTTAAACCACACACCCCAAGTTGTCAGCGCGGTGTAGTCGGCTCGGTTATGGGACTCTGCAGCGGCATCCAGCGACATAATGATGTACTCGCACTTAGGCGGGTCTTCTGCAGTCCACTGCTGCCACCATTCACGCTTTACAACGGACGCTTCTTCTGATGTAGGGTTCTGCTGGTACTGCGCGTTCCACTGGAACAGTGGCATGGACGCTTTTGTACGTTTGAGTGCGGCTAGATCATAAAACTCCGGCCACAGGGCTTTCTCAGTAGTAACTTCAGTTTCTTTATCTTTTACTTCAAGTATTGCCGGGAACTCAACAATCTCGTACTGATCGCCACCCTCATTCTT